GCTTTCGCTCAAGTGAGCACCTCTGCTTCTAAGCAGTATCTGGTGTTCCCTAAGGGTGCTGCCAAGCGTTGGGTGAAAGCTGTGTCTACCACTGACAGTTCCACTCACACCTATAGCATCAACGCTCTAGGCGCGAAGAAGTACGCCTGATCCTGATGTGCTGTGCGCCCGGTTGATGCCGGGCGCTTTTTCTCATGGCATTTGCTGAAGATTTGAGTGTATTTCTGAGTGCTGATGAATTTTCAGTACCTGTTGTGGCTGGCGCAGTGTCAGGGCAAGGAATACTGGACATGCCGTCTGAGATTATTGCAGATGGCGTGGTGTTGACTACTGATTACAAGGTAACGTGCGAAGCGTCGAAGTTTGGATCTTTAGTGCATGGCGATGCGATTACCGTCAATAGCGTTGCTTATACGGTCAGAAACGTTTCATTGATTGATGATGGAGCGTTCTGCGAGATTATGATGCAGAAAACGTAGGCAGCACAATGGCCGCAATCATTGGCTTAGAGGCCGGCAATGCCGGAAATATCTACGAATGGGATCCGTTGACGGCGGATGGCAGTACGCCTGCGCTAGAAGTGAATGGCACTGACTTTTGCTTTGTTGACAAAATTGTTGGCGGCAACATTACAGTAATTCATCAAGCTTCTTTGAACGGTACTGACTGGTTCGATTTAGAAAGCCATTCGCACAACACAAGCGGTGTTGATGCGCATTTTTATGCTGCGCATCCGGTTCGATATGTTCGCGCAACCGCTTCGAGTATTGGCGTAGGCGAAAGCTTCACTGGCTCTGTGATGTGTAACTGATGACCACTAAACGCGAACAAATCCTGGCTCAGATCGCAACAACACTTGCGAGCACTGATGGTGTTAGCGGTCGAGTTTATCGGTCAAGGGTGACTGCTGCAGCAAGAGCAGAGTCACCAATGATCATTGTCGAGCCCATCACTGATGCAGCGCGACAGCTTACGTCACTGCCAAAACTAGACTGGCGGATGCGCGTAAGGGTCACAGTTGTAGTGCGTTCTCAAGCGCCAGATACTGATGCAGATTCCGTTATTGAGTCAATGCACTCAAAGATTATGGCTGATCTTACGCTTGGTGGATATGCGATTGATGTTCAGCCAGTGCTGACTGAATTTCAATTTTTAGATGCAGATCAACCGGCTGGTGTGATCTCTAACGAATACGATGTTCTATACCGCACTGAAGTAAGTGACTTGGCTGCCGGCTAATATTTAAGCAGGCGCAAGTATTAACATGAATGACGAGTACCGAGGGCAGGGCGGGTCTTACCTCCTCGACCCAGAAACCGGTAAGCGCACTTTGATTCAGCGCACTCTTCCCGCAAACTCTCCTGAGGACAATGGCACTTCTTCTTCGGAAACGACTGATTCTGATCGAGACGGAATCGAGCTACGGAACGGATCCGACTCCCGATGGAGCGGACGCGGTTTTGGTGAGGGAACTGGAAATCACTCCTCAGCAGAGTGATGTCGTTAGCCGTGACCTGATCCGTCCTTACCTGGGCGCATCAGAGCAGCTTCTCGCCAACACTCGCGTCGAGTGTACTTTCAGCGTTGAGCTTGCTGGTTCAGGCGCTGCTGGCACTGCTCCTCAGTACGGCAAAGCTCTTCAAGCGTGCGGCCTGAGTGAAACTGTTGCTGCTGGCACCAGCGTGACCTACGCGCCGGTCAGCTCATCGTTTGGATCTGTCACCATCCATTACAACATTGATGGTGTGCGCCATAAGGTGACTGGCTGCCGCGGCACTTTCACGCTTAATGCCAATGTTGGTGAGATCCCAACGATTGACTTCACCTTTACTGGCATTTACAACGCGCCTGACGATTCAGCGCTACCTAGCGTGACCTACGCAAACCAGGCTACGCCTTTGGTGTTCAAGAACGGCAACACTGATACGTTCCAGTTGCTGTCTTATGCCGGCTGCTTGCAGTCTGTGACGTTTGACGTAGGCAACACTGTGGTATATCGCGAGCTGATCAACTGCACCAAAGAGGTGCTGATGACTGACCGCGCCTCTAACGGCACTGTGGTGCTTGAGGCCGTGACGATCGCAACGAAGGATTACTTCAGCGCTGCGCTCACGGATAGCACCCTGGGCAACCTGACATTCCAGCATGGCACGACTGCTGGCAACATTGTTGACTTCTCTTCCACCCGGATCGATATCGGCGATGTCTCTTACAGCGATCAGGACGGCATCGCGATGCTTAACATTCCTTATACTGCGATTCCATCAACTGCTGGCAACGACGAGTTCAGCCTGATCTATACTTGATCCGAGGAAGGGACTGCGGGGGGCTGCGTTGCAGTCCCTTTTTTATTGCTGTATAGTTTGCAGGAATCAAGCTTCGCGCATGGCGTTTATTAAGAAAAAGGTTCAGACTTTTAAATGGCCAGTAAAGGTCCAAGAGCCATCTGACGGTGGCGTGTTTGAGTCCTCTGAGTTTGTTGCTGTATTCAAGCGCGTATCTCGATCTAAGTTTGAAAAGCTTGCTGATCGTGGTGAGTTTGACATGCTCCAGGCCATTCTGGTGGGATGGGAAGACATTCTCGACGAGAACAACAAAGCCATCCCATTCAGCCAGGCTGCCTTGAAGGAATTCTCCGATGATTCCTACTGGATTCGTGGCGTTCTTGCTGCCTATACCGAAACCATTGAGGGGGCTAAGTCGGGAAACTAGAAGGCGCTGCCAAATACTGGGTAAATGGCGGCAAGAAAATTTTAGACAATAGCGCTTTAGACGCTGCGGCTTTCGGCCTCAAGCCAAAAGCGCCTAAGAGGGCAGTAGAGGAAGAGCATTTTGAAGTTTGGGAAGAAAACTGGGAGGCTGTAATGATGTTTCTGCGGCTGCAGACTCAGTGGAGCGTAACCATGGGCGGATATGTTGGCCTTAAGTATGAGGTTTTGCTTGGTGCGGGTGGCTTGATGTCCTTGTATGATGTAGATAATCCACGCGAGCTGCTTGAGGAAATCCAAGTGATGGAGGCAGCGGCGCTATCAGAATTGAATAAGCAGAGGAAATAATGGCAAAAAACCAAACAACTTTAGACATTGTTGCGAAGGTTAGCAACATTGCTAGCCTCAACCAACTAAAAGGTGCTCTTAATAGAATTTCTACGGCGTCGAAAGAGGTTGACGCAAAGATCGGCGAGGCAGCAAAAGAGATTGTCAAACTCTCTAACGCTTCTGGCAATAGCATTAATAATATAAAAGCCCAAAGGCAGGCTTTTGATGCACTGAGAAACTCAGCCGATATAACGGGTGATGAGTTTAGAAGACTAACTGTTGAGATTGAAAAGCTAGACAAGAAATTAGCAAAAGTTGAGGGGCGTAGGGCCTCTGGGGGGCGGGGTGGATTACGTGGTGCGGCGCAAATTGCTGGAACCGTTGCTGGTGCTGGTGTTTTTGGTGGGCCAGAAGGCGCTGCCTTCGCAGCACTTGGTGGCATTGCTGGCGGAACTGAAGGTGCAATTGTCGCTGGCGCTGCGGGTGCTCAGCTTGGAATGCTGCGCAAGCAAATTGGTGAATTTGCTGACTACGCGGCAAGCATTCAAAAGTTGCAAATTGCTCTGCGAGAGGCTGCCGGCTCGACTGCTGAATACAACAGAGCTATTGCTTTCGCTCGCGAAGTGACTGATGACTTGAATGTTCCGCAGGAGGTCGCGACAAGAAGTATGACTCGCCTCACGGCTGCAGTCAAAGGTGCAGGCGGCTCCGTAAACGATGCAGCGCTCGTTTTTAGAAACGTAACTGCAGCCATTAAGGGCACTGGCGGATCTGCGCAAGACATAGATGGCGCGATTACTGCGATGGTGCAGGTGTTTTCTAAGGGCAAGGTCAGCGCTGAGGAGCTTTCTGGTCAGTTGGGCGAACGTTTGGCCGGTGCGGTGACTCGGTTTGCTATGGCAAACAAGATGTCCTTGACGGAGTTGCAGGATGCCCTGAAGAAAGGAGAGGTCGGCTTAAACGAGTTGATGAATTTCATTGTCCAGCTAGGCGTTGATTTTGATGGAGTGGGTAAGAAAATTGCTGACTCAAGTCAAGATGCTGGCGCAAGGCTGCAGATTGCTTTTAATGATATGAAGATCATTGTCGGCGAGGCATTGCAGCCAATTGGAGCTGAGTTCCAAGAAGCGTTTGCTGAGTTTATTAGAGAGATCACTCCAACCTTGTTGGAGGTGCTGCCGAAGATTGGAGAATTTTTCTTGTTGGTTGCGAAAAATATAGATACTGTAGTTGTTGCAATGACTGCGGCTCTTGGTGTATTCGCCGTGGGAAAGATTGCTGCAATAGTTGCGAGCATTGGTTCGCTGGGAGCAGCAATTTTTACTTTGAAGGTGAACGCAATAGCCGCAGGGAAGGCGCTTGTCGGCTTAAACGGCGCCGCATTGCTTAATCCTTACACTGCATTGGCCGCCGGAGCCGCTCTTCTGGCTGTAAAGCTTTTTAATGCAGCGAAAGAGCAAAAAAGGCTCAACAATCTTATTAGAGAAGGAACCGTATCAGAAGTTGACGCTGAACTAAGTAAGCTTTATTCGGAAAGAGCAAAGTTAGAAAAAATTGCCTTGCCTGCAAGAGCAAGGAGGAACAAAGCCAAGCAAGAGGGCCGAATTGAAGTGATGGGAGCCAGGTCTATAGCCGCCATTACGCAGTATGAAGAGCTAGAAAAAGATATAAAACAGCTTGAAGGAAGAAGGAGCCTGGCTGCATACGACGCCACCCAAGGTGCTCCTATAGACCGTTCCCTGCTGCCTTCTAACCTCACAAAATTTGAAGACGGTGAAGGCGGTGGAGACAGCGCTGCAAACAAAATCGCCACTGCAATGGCTAATGCCGACAAGTTCGGCGTTCAGCTTGGCCGAACTTTAGAAGATTTGCGGTCGAAAATTGCAGGCGTAGGAGACACAGCTATAGAAGCAATTTCAAGGCGTTATGCAGACGCACTGCGCAAGGCGGACGATGTGGCCGCAGACAATATTGCCAAGATTGTCAGGCTTGAGAAGCAGTCTGGAAAGTCATACGACGACATCAGAGCTGACATTGAAGAAGTAAGGCTCGCTTCCAGGAGGCTCGCCGAAGAGGCAGCGTTAGACGCAATCGGTAAGGAATTTGCTCAATCCCTGAAAGATGCTCAGCAGCCGTTAAATGATCTGATGCTTAACTTTAATGCTCAGATTGCTGAGAGGGCAAGAATTCAGGAGCTTATGTCCCAAGGCATGAGCAAGAGTTTGGCGAAAGAGATCGCCAATATTGAGACTATTGCCTCGCTCGAAAAAGAAAAGCTTGATATAAGAATTTTGGACCTGCAAACAATAATTGCTAAGCGCGAGGAAGAAGGAAAAATCACTGAGGAACTTAAAGAGCAGCTCCGCCTGCTACAAGAGGCAAGGGGCCAGCTCCCCGAACGCAAAGAAAAAGCAATCACCGGAGCGAAGTCGCTTGAAGAAAAGAAGGATACACCCGGCGATATTATTGCGGAAGGATTCAAGAACGCGCAAGACGAGCTTGAGAAGCTTACTAATTTAGGCAATATTGCGGTAAATTCTGCAAACATGATTGGCGATGCCTTTGGCAAGGCGTTTGCTGATGTGGTCACTGGATCGGCAACTGCAAAAGAAGCCTTGGCGGGCATGATGCAATCAATTGGTCAAAGCTTTATACAAATGGCTGCTCAGATTATCGCCAAGCAGACAACGATGATCATTTTGGGCACGATCATGAAGGCCCTGGGGATTGTTGGTGGTGGCGGTGGCTTCGAGTCAGCTCCTTTAGGGGAAGGATTTACCACGGGTGCGTCAGCAAGTAGTTTTGACGCCGTTGGGGCAGGTATTTTTACACCCAAGGCAAACGGCGGCCCAGTAAGAGGAAATCGCCCTTACTTGGTCGGCGAGCGCGGTCCTGAGTTGTTTGTGCCGGGTGCAACTGGTCGGATTGACACTAACCGTGATCTTGCTCAAATGATGGG